GTGGTGATACCGCCACCGGGCGTGAGCGAGCCGGTGATTAAAAACACCGGCTTTTTCCCTGATGTCGACCCGCAGCGCGTGCGCGAAGAAATGCGCCTTGAGCAGACCGTTTCCCCTGTGCGCCTGCGCCGGGCAATCAAGACCGCCATCGCCGAAACCAATGCGGAACTGCGCGACTGGCGCGACCGCCAGCTCGACGCCGGTCACGCCACGCTCGCGGATGTCCCGACCGACGAACTCGATGGCGAGAGCGTGCGCTGCTTCCACTACTTTAACGCCGTGTGCTCGATGACGACCGCCACGCTGTACGAGCGTTATCGCGGCGTGGATGCGACCAGCAAGGGTGACAAAAAGGCGGACAGCATCGGCAGCACCATCGATGAGATGTGGCGTGATATGCGCTGGTCAGTGGCGCGTATTCAGGACAAAGCGCGCTGCATCGTGGGTCAAATCTGATGAAGGTCTATGCGATGCAGGGCGACACCCTCGACGCGATATGTGCGCGCTATTACGGGCGCACCGAGGGCGTGGTCGAGACGGTGCTGCAGGCTAACCCCGGTCTGTCTGAGCTGGGCGTCATTCTGCCGCACGGCACGGCGATAGAGCTGCCTGAGGCCGACAGCGCACCGAAAACCGAGACGGTGAATCTATGGGACTGAGTATGGAAAAAATCACGACGTTTATCGCCTACTGGCTGGCCGTGGGGCTGGCGTACTTCGGGGCGATGTCGCCCGAGAAAATGGCGCTGTACGTAGGTAGCGGTTGCGCCATTTTTACCGCGCTGACAAATCTGTGGTTTAAGCGCAAAACCTATCGCTATCTGACCTCGCTCGGACTGGATAAGGGGGCGATACGTGAGCTCAATCATTAAACGCTGCAGTGTGGCCGCCGTGCTGGCGCTGGCCGCACTGATGCCTGACTTTCGTCTGCTTAACACCTCGTCTGAGGGGCTGGCACTGATTGCCGACCTCGAAGGATGTCGCCTGACGCCTTACCAGTGCAGCGCGGGAGTGTGGACGTCAGGCATCGGCCACACTCCCGGTGTCACACCGAAAGGGGAAATCACCGAGCGACAGGCGGCGGCGAATCTTGTCGCGGATGTGCTGAACGTCGAGAGGCGTCTCGCGGTCTGCGTGCCGGTTGAAATGCCGCCGCGCGTTTATGACGCGCTGGTGAGCTTCTCATTCAACGTGGGAACCGATGCGGCCTGTCGCTCGACACTGGTGTCGTTTATCAGGCGTCATCAGTGGTGGCAGGCGTGTGACCAGCTCACCCGCTGGGTGTTCGTGAATGGCGTCAGAAATAAAGGGCTTGAGAACCGCCGTGCACGGGAACGGGCTTACTGTGTGAAGGGGATGCAATGAAAGCGCTGATGATTCTGCTGGCCGGGTTGCTCGCTGTGGTGCTGTGGCTGCGCCACGATAACGCGAATTTATCCCGCTCCTTTGAGCGAGCGAACCGGGTCGCCAGCGCGCAAAAGACCACTATCGGGATGCTGAAAAATCAGCTGACCGTTTCACAGAGTATTGCCAGTACGAATGAAACCGCGCAGGTCAGGCTCAGTGACGAGCTGACCGCCGCCGGTGAGCTGGCGGCAAGACGAGAACACACCATCACGAGGTTACTGAATGAAAACGAGGAATTACGCCGCTGGTATCGCGCTGATTTGCCTGATGCTGTGCGCCGGTTGCACACCCGAACGGCCTGCGCCTCCGCCGGTCATTGTTTACAGCGCCTGCCCGAAGGTGAGCCTTTGCCCGATGCCGGGAAGCGATCCCGTCACTAACGGCGACCTGAGTGCCGATATTCGCAGGCTTGAGGGCGCGCTGACTGCCTGCGCGCTGAAGGTCGAAACCATCATAGACTGCCAGGACAAACTCGATGAAGAAAGCACACAGCCTGCGCCAGGCGTTAACTGATGCCGTACCGCAGCTAAAAACGAATCCCGAAATGATGCGCATCTTTGCCGATGAGGGGAATATCGATGCGCGTCTCGCGGCCTCACTGTCGCACGAAAAGATTTACACCCTGAATGTGATCGTCTGCGATTTTGTTGGCGACCCTGATTTGATTTTCGTGCCGGTGGCCGTGTGGCTGCGTGAGAATCAGCCGGATATCTGCACCACGGATGAGGGGCGCAAAAAGGGCTACCGCTTCCAGATGGATCTGAACGACGGCGACAGTGTTGATATCAGTATCAGCCTGCAGCTCACCGAGCGCACCCTCGTCAGGGATGAGAACGGCGCGCTGCACGTGAGCTATGCGCCTGAGCCGCCATTGCCCGAACCGGTCACGCGTCCGACTGAGCTTTATATCAATGGCGAGCTGGTGAGTCAGTGGGATGAGTGAGTTAAAGCCTTTTGACGAAAAGCTGGCCGGGCTGATTGTCGCGCTGTCACCGGCGGGGCGGCGCAAGCTTGCCGCAGAGATAGCGAAAGAGCTGCGCAAATCGCAACAGCAGCGCATCAAGCAGCAAAAAGCGCCTGATGGCACGCCGTATCAGGCGCGAAAGCGTCAGCCTCTCAGGGCAAAGTCGGGGCGAATCAAGCGCGCGATGTTTCAGAAACTGCGCACGGCTCGTTATATGAAAGCCAGTGGCCGCAGTGATGCGGCTGTGGTGGAGTTTACCGGTAAGGTGCAGCGTATCGCCCGAATCCATCAGCTAGGTCTAAAAGACCGGCCAAACACGCACGCTAAGGATATGCAATACCCTGAGCGACAGCTACTCGGATTTAGTCAGGCAGACATAAAGCTCGTCGAAACGGTGATAGTAAAGTATTTAAATTAAATAAATGGCGATGGCACTCAGGTTGTCATCGCCAATGATGTAGTTATCTATAAATTTCCACCAAGTTTTCTTATTCTCCACAGCGTAATGCGTCGCTTAATCCAATTAACTACAATTTGAGAAGTGGTTTTTTTGTTATTTAAACTCGTTTTTAATTGTTCTAACTCGACATAGGCAAGGTATTGAAACTTAGATGCCTCACTCCTACCTTTGTCACGAAGTTGATTAATGAATTCTAGGTCATTGGTTTTATTATAAAGGATGAATGTTGAGACTGCGTGTTGAACCTCGAAAGCATGTTTGCGTATCAAGTCATCAGAGGTAATACTAATCTCGTTATGCAGTCTCAAGTAGTTGAGGTAGTCTTCACTGCTACCGTCGCATTGGGAAAAAAGATATTTTTGCATCAAAGATTGAGATGTCGTTAAAAAATCTACGTATCTCTTAGTTTTCTCCTCTAAATCTTTATTAACCTGAGAAAATGTTTGTTTCTTAATTTCATGTTCCTGTGAAATTTTTAGTGTCAGCCAGCTACTGGCTAATGCTATCAAGGACCCTAAGCCAATTTTTACAGCGTTATCCGCAACGTCTAACCAAGTTAAAGCCATTTTTCACCCTTTTTGTATGCTGTGTTTCGGGATTATAAGACGATACTTACTCGTAAATAAATTGGAATAAACTTGTTTAAGTGCCTTGGGAAAGCGAATAGCTTGTTGTATGAGCCACCATAATACCCCTCTTGATTGCCGCTGGCCTTGCCCGGCGGCATCCTTTCTCCATGAATAATTTAACTTCTCTGCAGGATATCGCACGCGCGATCCGCAACCTTATCCGCACCGGCATTGTGACCGACGTCGACACCGTCGAGGGGCTTTGTCGTGTCCAGACCGGTGGGATGGAAACCACGTGGCTAAACTGGCTGACCTCTCGCGCCGGTCGCTCGCGTTTGTGGTGGGCTCCCTCGGTCGGTGAGCAGGTGCTTATTCTGGCTATCGGCGGTGAGCTCGATACCGCCTTTGTGCTGCCCTCCATTTTCTCGGATGACCATCCCACGCCGTCTGCCTCGCCTGATGCGTTTCACGTTGCCTTTCCTGACGGGGCGGTTATTGAGTACGAGCCCGACTGCGGGTCGCTCACCGTGTCCGGTATCAAAACCGCCGACGTCACCGCATCAGAATCTATTACCGCCACCGTGCCGGTAGTGCTGGTCAAAGCTGAAACCCGCATCACGCTCGATACCCCCGAGGTGGTGTGTACCAACAAGCTCGTTACCGCCACGCTCGAAGTGCAGAAGGGCGGGAAAATGTATGGTGACATCGAGCACACCGGCGGGAAATTTACCTCTAACGGCGTGCAGGCGGATGACCACGACCACGGCGGCGTGAAGCGCGGCGATGACAGAACGGTGGACACACAATGACGGTGCGTTATCTGGGAATGAACAGCCACACCGGGCTCAGTATTTCTGAGGCCGACCATATCAGGCAGAGCGTGCGCGACATTCTGGTCACGCCGGTTGGTTCGCGTGTGATGCGCCGTGAATATGGCTCGCTGCTGTCAGCG